ATTTTAATGAAGGAATCCATCGATGATCTTACTAATCAGGCCATAGATTTGGTACTCAAAAATGACGCACTACATGATAGAATCGTAAAACCTTTAAGAAGGAAAATTTTACCATTCATTGTATCCACAATCCTTACCAATCTATTGATGTTTATTCTTTTGGCGTACCTTGTTCGACGTCTATCTCTTCTTCCTCTTCAATCTCAACTTCTTCCTCCTCTTCTTCCCCTTCCTCCTCAGTAGGTGAAAGCATTCTACCGATCTTCTCAAATGGAGTATCTTCGGTCATAGCCCGTATAGGTGTAGTAGTCTTAGGTGGCTTTAAGAATGGGATTGGTCGCACATCTAGAATTTCTGGTTTGGTAAATATACCATCAATTGGGTAGTCTTTCTCAAAGTTGAGCAGAATGTGCTTGGGTATAGGTGGCGATTGTTCAAGTAGACTATCATATGTAGTTTTACACTCTTCGACGAATTTGAGACCCTCTTTCTTACGTTCATCGCGGGGTAAAGCCAATTGTAACCTAATGTTACGTGATAGAGAACCATGACCTAACGCAGCTGTACGATGGTTTTCCATGAGTTCTTGGATTTTCAAGAACTGCATGATCGTGGCTATGAGACCAGCAATGAGGTTCAATCCACCAATTATAGACGGTGCCGCAGGTTGAATACTCGGTGGTAATGTGGACTGGGCAAAATTAGCCGTTCCCGTTATTGTTGAAAGTACAATAACCGGTAAATTGAAACGGAGAGACAATTTTTTGAACATAAGAAACGCTCGATGGTGCATATACCTGTAACACGCAGAGGACTCACCCCATTGGCGAAGTATATTTTCGTGATACTCGTTCCACGTTTCTTCCATATTAATTTCTTCGCTCATCTTATATTAAGGATGAATATTATATTTGTGATTCATCTTATTTTTCTTATAGCTATCCTAGTTGTACCCTTTACCAATGACAGGAGAAGTTTAGAATTTTACTCTATTTTAATTCCCTTTATTTTTTATCATTGGAGTGTAAATGATGACACATGTGCACTGACTCAAGCAGAAATGGCTATTACGGGGCAAGCGAAGGAAGAGACTTTTATGGGTAGGGTTGTGGGTCCTATCTATAAAATGGAAGAGAATGAAATAAACCATCTCACAAAGACTGTGTTCTTTGTCCTTTGGGGTATAGTTCAATATCGTCTAGGTCACTTCGATAACATAATCAGAGATGTATTCAAGGTTTGGGATGGTAAGAAAATTACATTTGGAAAGGTGTAATTACTTACCGTTCTTAATTAGCTCACGAACACGTTTCACAAACTGTTTATTGCGCTTGATCTTGGGATCCGCTTTAATAATACGGAGAAGAGCCGCAGAAGGTATCCTAGGTGAATTACCCTTGGGCTTAGGAGTCACTTTTAACTTTTTACGCGCATCCTGAAGTTGCTTAGCACTCGGCATTTATTATGTGCACAGATTATTTTCAAAATAAATTGTCCACATCATATAATGGATACCAAAATTGAAGAAGAAATTGGTCGTCTCGAGAAGATAGTAGAGGAAAAGTTTACCACATTTAACGAAGAAAAGGACTTGCTTTCTGTTAAGATACATGAGATCCAAAAGGATATTGATCAGGGGCGATCCAAAACTCCTCGTGTAGAACTTTATAAACATCAAGATGATATCAAAAAGGAAATCAAAAGCTTAACACAATCGTTTATGAGTGACCGTGATTCAATTTACTATAAAATAACTCGTCTCGAGGAAACAAAGAAGAAAATTGAAGACAATGCTCGCCTCAGTAAAGAGTCAATTGATCATAACCTGAAAAATATTCAGGATTTCATTGACCGTGGAAATACCAATGAAATGTTTGTGGCAATGGAAGCCATCAAGAATTCAATCATTATTATGAATAATGAACTCAAGTCGTTAAAGAAGGTGGGCGATACCTAAAACGATCGAATATGTGGGTTGTACAATGGAAGTTGTCATACATGATCATACACATAGCATCAGCTATATCATGCTTCCTGTCGTACGGAATTTCTTCATTTAAAAATTTTTGGGCTAGAGAAACAGTCCGTTCTTTACGTTCTTCGTAGTCTAAATGTCTTATACCAAAATGTGTATGCATGCTCACAGGTGAAACAAGTTTAACCTTATCTCTGAACATGTAATGTAAAAGAATTTCAATATTCGTAAATCCACCCGGGGGTTGTCTTTCAATTAGTATCTTCTCGGCCGCATCAAATAGATGTTGATGATCCTCTACAAATAAAGGAACTAGGTCCACAAAGTCATTGGTCTTTAGATACTTATAGTCTTCCAAACTTACCTTTTTCATGTATTCAACTACAATCTTTGGTCCAGTTAAAGATTCAGCTAAAACTAGACCCATGTTGTGATACCCAATATCTATCGCTAGTATCTTCATACTCTTATCGGAAAGATTTTCCTTAACTATAATAAATGAAGAACAAGACGAAAACTCAGATGCTTTCCGGTATCCTCATTGCGTTAGTACTTGCTCTCGTTTACATGTGGTATAATCCTAGAGTTGTGAAAGTTCCGACACAACCTCAACTCCCGCTAACACCTCGCCCAGTAAGTGTGCGTCGTGAACCAGAGTTTAGGGGACCACCCATTAAAAAGTATAAACCTGGACAAATGCAACAAATGGGAATATTGACAGGTCCAGGTGAAACCACTATGCCATTATATGGTAAGGAAGTTCGTGGTAGACGTGATAGGTATCATTACTACACGACTACACCCGGTCAACAAATCTATCCAGTTCCAGTAAGTCACAATGCCAGAGACTGTATGGAGGATATAGGATGTCAGGAGCTATATGGAAATGAAACAGTCTCAATAACTGGTAAGACTGGTTCATTTGGGGTTAAGATGTATCGCACCGATAACTTCTTCTAATTTACTTTTTGTTACCCATCTTTCTCGCCTGACCTAACAGTTTTAGGGTCGAACAACAACAACAGCAGCACAGTATCAACATACCAGGGAAAAACCACGGTGGAAATGGAATCGGGAATCCTGGGTGTAGATCATAGAATTGCTTACCCCAGTAAAGCAAGATCATTGTGAACATACAGCTCACGGACATCATGAAAGATGAAACCTGTTTGAACTTACCCTTGTTTGATACATCAGGAATTGGACTGATAAAAAACCAAAGAGAAGACATTGCGGCACCCATCGTGAGTGATTTAATGTAGTCTGAGATTTTATTCCCGTATCTGATAATATGTCTTGATACCAGCTACACCATGTAAGAGATACTGTATAGTTCTAATCGCACCCGAGCAAGTTGAACACGCACAGCATGCTAAGGCTATTTTTGGTAACGAGCCATCCATTTCAGCTAAATATGTCATCACTATTATTGAAATTACTACACCAACTGAAGTAGACGAAGCGCTAGATAATGCTACTGTACTCATCTCGTATATAGTATTAACAGAAATTGTTTTCTAGATTTCTAAATGTAATCATATCAAATTCCCTATGCTGGAGGTTTGAACCTCTACGCAGTCTGGACTTGATTTCTAAAAGTTCCTTAATTGTCTCATCGTCCAGATTTTTGAAAAATTGTATTTTGGCCTCCATATCATCGAGTTCGTTATGCTCTTTACGAGCTTGTACATACGGCCACGTATGCTTTCTCAAAGATGAAACCTCATTCTCAAGTTGACGTATTCTAGGGAGGAGTACACGATTAATCATAACCTTTAGTTCATTAACATCACCCATCTTATAACTCATGAGTTCGTTATCTTTAAATTTTATATTTATTGTGAGAATGTAGATGATTGCGATATTCATAATTCTACTCAGTTTGATTTATTTTTATATGGTGCAAAGTAATCACAAATGTCAAGATACATATAACGAAGACTATTCTAAGTTATATGACGTGATTTGGTATGATAAAAAGAGATACAAATCTGAAGTACTATACATTTCCAAAAACGTGAATACTCAACCCGAAAGTGTTTTAGATTTAGGATGTGGTACGGGTAACCACTTAAATCTGTGGAAAGATATATGGCCAGATTCCGTTATAACTGGTATGGATTTATCATTTAACCAA